TTCGGTGTGAGAGGTGTTTTTGCCTCTGATAGGACTGAAAAGTCCAATGAGTCGATTTGGCTGCGACTCCCCCGCGAGAATGAGACCGATTTCCGGTCCATTCTACGGGGGAGTGCAGAAATACTGGCCCTCCCAGGTCGTTTGAGCTGGGACGGACGGTACCTTTGTTGGCAGGGAAGCGTGCCTTATGTGTCCTCGGATTATCTGAGGGCACTTAACGCCCGGTTCCTGGTTTCTGCTGGTGTGCACTTCGAGAAGGGTACTTGGTTTGGGGAGGCCCGAAGTAGGCGTCCTCTAAGTCCAAGTGCCTATGTGGATGCTCTGGCGAAGGGAGGCTACGGGGAAATTCCACGAGCCGTTCGTCAGGTTCTCGAAGCGGAGGGGAGGAGTGGTCTTTTGTTCGGCCTAAAACCCAGGCCGACAAAAGCCGCTATCGAAGTATACGTTCGGGATAATATTGAGAGTATCCAACGAAGCTGGAGTCCACGGACGCGGGGGAATTTCTTCCTCCGCCTAAAGTGGCTCCAGTTCCGGGACGCCCTCGCCCGCGCATACTTTGGAGCGGTTGCCACATCGTTGCTAGGGAAGAGGATAAGTAGGAGAGCGCACAGGTTCTGGGAGAATACTTTCCCATCAATTCTTCATGCCGATCCCGAGGGGGTCCTAGAGAGGTTAAAAACTCTCGCGGACCAACTCAGGCGGTATGGGATGATGGGAGAAAAGGTAGTCTCCTCAGATCCCCTGGCCTTGCCCTTCCTCCACTTAGGCCGGAAGAGAGCCCTTCAGGCGTCTTATCTGAAGCGGGCTTTACCGCCTCCAATATCTACCTTAACGGTAGAGGAGGAGGCAGAAAGACTGCTCATTAGATATAGGCGCCCGGGGGTTCTTCCGGCGGCGGTGAAGGAGGGGTTCAGTCTATGGGTCGCGTCCTGGCTGAAGACCTACTGTCCTGTTCAACCTCCCCGTGATATCCACACGCACCCAAGTACAAGTGCGTGCCTTGAGCGGAGCAGGGCTCAAGGAGGTCAGGTGGGACTTTGGAAGGATATAGTGGCCTACCAACAAGCTCGTCTTCTTACTCCAACCAATTGGTCGGAGTATGACGATCTTTGTCGGGAGGACCCCTATGTCCTATGTTCCCATGCTGACTCGGATATCCATTGGCAGCTTAACCGTTGGTGCTGTGCTGAGAAGCGGAATCGCCTCTTAGTTTGCGGCTGCCTAAACCTGTTGCGACCTTACATACAGCATGCGAAGAAGTGCAAGAGTCCTTGCACTTCTCCGCACCTACACCTCCCTCTGGTCCCGATTGTGGTCCCAGAGAGGGGCGGTAAGGTCCGGATACCGACACTAAGCCCAGGTCCCGCGAATGTAATCGCAAACATTCTGCGGGGTAGTCTGATCCCGTTCTTAAAGAATGACCCCAGAATGAGGTCCTCTCTGAGCGGGGAGTTCTCGAAAGACTACAAGTCCTGGGAGAGGGCTGAGGGGATCTGGAGGTCCCAAGACCTCTCGTATGCGACCGACGGTCATTTCTTTGAAATGACCAAGATCATTTACGAGAAGGCTTGGGAGACACTAGGGAAGGTCCCTAAGTGGTTTAAAGACGTCCTTCCTGTCATAACGGGACCAATGCGAGTATGTACTTTCCCCGAGGGGAGGCATCGTTTACCGGGATTTAATATCGCGGTAGACGTGCCGCACCCCGACTGGATTGCACTTTACTTGCGTCGGCCAACCCTTTATGAAGGAGCTAGACTGTCTCCACTAGGAGAACACTTCCCAACCTCTCGGATCACAATAGACCCTCTTCGGTTCAATGGGGTAGACGATAGGGCACTTGATTTTAAGTG